CGGCGGCCGTCTGCGCCACGACAAGCAGGCTTGACCACGTGTCCGCCCCCGCCCCGTACCCGTCGCCGTACAGCACGGCCCACAGGGTGGGCGCCAGCGTCGTCACTTCCGTGCCCGTCAGCAGGATGTTCCAATCCCCCAGGTAATGACACGCGAGCCCGCTCACCGTAGCAACCGTGTTCGACCAGGCGCCGAGGGCTCCCCACGCCCCACCAGCCATCTTCGACCGATAGACCGTCGCACCCACCGCCACCACCAGCAGCGCCGTCGACGCGTCCTTCGCCGCAGCCGCCAGGTGCGTCACGGTCCCCGCCGCCGTCCCCAGGGCCGTCTCTGTACCCCAGGACGCGCCGCCGTCCGCAGACACCTTGTATTTGATGGCCGTCGCCGTGGTCATGTAGAAGGCCGTCAGCGTCGCCCCGGTCCGCATGAGCGCGACCGGGCTCCCCGCAAGAACGGTCGCCAGAGCGCTCCAAACCGTGTAATCAGAGCCCGCAGACGGCGAGACCACCCGCTGATGGTAGACGGTCGTACCCGCCACCCGCAGGCGATTCAGCGACCCATCCGTGGGCACAGCGACAGCATGAGGGCCCTCCGGCTCGGCGCCGGAGTACCACGTCGACCACCGCAGGCGGCGAATGTTCGCCTGGCGGTCTATGGCCTCGACCTTGAAGTAGGGGCGGGCGGCGCTAGACTTCTGAGCCGCTGTCAGGGCGGCGGCGAGGCTCCTCATGGGCCACCTTCACAACCACACCACGCGGCCGCTTACGCCTGTGGGTCCCCTCGAACCGCGCGGCGCTCGTCCGGATTCTTCGCCGCGCCCTCGGGTTCGACCCATGGGGCTTCACCACGGGCCGGGGTCCGTCGTCTGAGAAGCCCCCGGCGTGCTGGGCGCGTAGAGCTGACTCCGTCTCAACCGCGACCGCAGCCGACGCAGCGCACCCGTGTACGCCCGCGTACGCGACGCCGCCTCGCTCGACAACGCCCGCTGAGCGGTCGCACCACCAGCCAGGAGCTTGTGGCTGCCCTGGGCAGCGAAGGCGGAGAGGGCGTAAGCCGCCGCCCCCAGGACAACCACGTCCTCCTGGCGCTCGGTCAGGGTCGTCCCGGCGGCATCCAGCGTGTGTATGGAGCCCCACCGCACCTTGGCGTTCTGCGCCGCAGCCGGCACAGCGTCAAGGTGCATCGTCAGAACGTCCCCCCAGACCTCGAAGCTGACATACTCCGGCGGCCACTGCCCCGTCGGGTACTCCACAGAGTACACGTCGAAGCGATTCGTCAGCGTCGCCAGGGAAAGGTTACGGGTCGTTCCGTCCGTCGTCAGGGTCGTCTCGCGCTCGCGGGGCTGCGCCGCAGAGACCTCGTCACGGGCCCGCTCGACGAAGCGCGTCAACTCGCTGTCGCTGAACTCCTGAGGGCTGGCGGTGTCCCGGATGTCCTGCCTGACGCGAGTAAGAATGTCCGCGAGCAGGGGCACCGTGGCCCCCCTCTACGCGGCTCGCTCGGGCGTCGGGGTCTTGGCGGGCTTCGGTCCCTGAGGCGTAGGCGGCGGTGGGACGAGCACAGCGCCGCAGTTAGAGCAGCTCCGGCCGTCCTGTTCAAGCTTGACGTTGGTCTGGCAGCGGGCGCAGTAGACGCCGGCCATGGGCGCCCCCTTTAGGCGACGGAGCCGGCGCGGGTGCTGGGCGCGACGTAGATCTCCGTGGCCGACAGGATGTAGCCGATGATGGTGTTCACGTCGCTTGTGGTGGACGGGGCGGTCTCGGTGTAGCCACCGCCGACGCCAGCCCCCTCCTCGTTGTACACGAGGCCGCCAACAGTGCCGGCGGTGAACCCCCCAATCACGGCCTCGGCGGTGACCTCGATTACGTCGCCGGAGACGCCGGGCTCGAGGGCGATGAACTTGGTTTGTATCGCCGTCCCAACGGTCGCCAGCGCCCGCTTCCAGCCCGACGAGTAGCCAATGCAGTCCCCGGCGACCACCGTCCCGGACAGGGCCAGCTTGAACTTCGGGCCGATGGCGGTCACGTTGCGGGCGCGAGTCGCGTTCTCAGTCAGGGCCACGTTAGTTGGTCCAGTCCTGGGTGTCGATGCCCGACAGCCGGGCCAGCGCCTTCGTGCTCATAAGCACCAAACTGAGATACCACTTGATGCGGATGCGGGTCGCGTCCTTCGTTTCCAACGCGCCCACGTTCTCCACCGTGATACCCTGGCCGCCGTCGATGCCGTGCAGACCCTCGGCCCCGAACTTGACGGCGAAGATGGAGCTCGTGTCGTCGCCCGTCTTGCCACCGAATCCACCGTCTACCACGTCCTCGGTGTCGGTGATGAAGTCGTTGATGAAGATCGGTATGTCGTTGTAGAAGTTGATGGGCCGGTTCAACCCGGCCGGCTGACTCAACGCCAGGTCCCAACCCTGGGAGCGAGCCAGCTTCTTTATCTGCCGGCGGCTGCGCCTCGACATGATGAGCGCGTCGGGCGGGCCGGGCTTCACCTTGTCTATCATCTCGTCCAGCTTCGAGAACGTACCGGGGCCGCCGGTAGTGCCCGACGCCGCCAACACGTCCTGGCCGCCCGTTACCACGCCCAGTATCTCGTGCAGGCCATCGAACCCCTTGGCGTTGATGTCGTCAACGTCCCCGTATATCAGCTCGTTCTCCACCGCCCGCGTAAGCGCCTTCGCCTTCATCGACAGCACCATGGCGCGAAGATCCTGCTCGTTCGAGCGCGTCAGCGCCAGGAAGTTGTCCAGGTCGGCGTCGCCGCCCGCTATCTTCAGCCTCGCGGTCACGGCCGTCACGGTCGGGGTCGACTCCACCCACGTGTCGCCGGGGTCGTAGAACTGCGCCGTCCCCAGCGTGTTCTCCCGGTTGTACGTCAGGGAGTTGCCCAGGATGGTGTCGAACGGGAGGAAGGCGAACATCGGCGACGCGTCAACGATCTCTTCCACGACGCCCGCCAGCAGCTGCGTCCGGCTGTACTTGTCCCCCTCGACGATGGTCTGTAGGGCCATCCTCTACTCCGTCGCCCCCGGCCCAGGGTTACTCAGCGCGAAGGCGATTCGCGCGATGCCACGCGTCCCTTCCGGTGGGCCCGCAGGCGTCCGGTCCCCCGCCGGCGGCGGCGGCCGGAATCCCATAGACCTCGCAGCGGCCAGCTGCCGAACATCGTCCAGCGCCCGCTCGCGCACCGCTTCCACGATACCGCGCGCGTTCTCTACCGACGCCCGCAGCTCGGCAGCCGTCGCCCCGCCGACAAGCTCACCCGGCAGATCCGGGTTCGCCTCTAGCAGCGCGGCCCGAAGGTCCGCCGCTGCCTGCGCCTGGGCTTCCTGCGCCCCGGCAGCCGCCGCGCGAAGCTCGGCCAGCTCAACGTCGTCTATTTCCATCTCGTCACGAGTATAGGCCCGTCACCCTTTCTGTCAAGCCCCCTCAGACCCCGGCCCGCCGCCCACCTCGGCGCCGGCCGCCGGCAACTCCTCCCGCTCACGCAGGATAGCCGCCCACTCCGAAGACGGGTCCTCCTCGCCCAGCCGACCCATCGCCGCCGCCGCCGACGACAGTCCAGCACCTACCCGCGCGCTCTCCCGCGTCACGTCCTGATTCGGGTCGCTCGGCGTAATCGTCCCCCAAGTGTGCGCCACCTGGCCAGCCCCCGAGTGCGCCGTACCCGTGAACATGTCCAGCAGCGCCAGCGACATCTCGGCCCGCCGGCGGTACACGTCCCCCCGAATGATGCGCTTCCGCAACACCTTCTGCTGAAGCGGCTGCAGCTCGATTTCCAGCGCCACCCCCGACAGCGACCGCGCGTTGTCACCGAACGCCGTCCTGGGCACTTCGCCCAGGTCGTGAATCGCCCGGTACACGGCGTCCAGATAGTCGATGTGCACCCTCGCACCACCGCCCGAAAGCAGGTCCAGCAGGTACGCCTTCGCCTCGCCCGGCAGCTCCCACACCGCCCCCGGAGCCACCGCTATGTCCGTCGACGACTCTACCCCCGCCAACACAGCGATAGGGTTCCCCGACAGCTCCAGGATCCGCGACAGGGCGCTAAAGACACGATTCGTCTCCTCTGCCGCCCCACGGACCGCCTCTATGTCCGACACGCCCCAAGGCGACTTAGGCACCGGCAGATTCGGATAGACGACGAACGGCACGAAGCCGTACACGTTATCGCGGCTCTCCACCTTCACCTGGTCCACCCACAACTCCACCGTCTCGGCCGTCCAGTCCTCTACCGCCAGCACATCCCGACTCACCCCCACGCCCAAAGCCGCAGCCGACGCCGCCGTTATCAGGTACCGGTGCGCCACCCGCATCAGCCGCCGGGGGTCGTATGGGTCGTACCAGGCCCAAATCCCCTGCACATCAGGC